GTCACCCGGAAATCCCCAAGACTCGGATCACCCCCTACCGATGCGATCAGTCCGCCATTTTGGCGGTCGCCTTTATCCGTCATGTTGGCACCGCTCGATAGCTGACGGAGTAGCCGGGACCGTCCGCCGGCTTGCGCGTGTGCAACTCCAGCCACCATCCGCCTATTGGCCGCGCCGCTCGTCCCATCTGAACATGCCAACCGTCGCTGCTCTCGTCCTTCCAGCAGCTCGCACGCAGGAACAACTGCCGCCGCCGCTCAACAACACCGCGCGCTGTCACCGTCGTCAGGATGTTCTCGTCCTGATTGCGGCGGTGAATGTGGCCACTCAGATACACATCAGCCAGGTACATCGACCGCGTGCGTGAGTGATCGATCAGGCCCCGAGTGATCTCGCCTCCTCCACCAGCACCATGATGGTAACAGAGCGTAATTGTGTCTGTATGACTTTTTGCTCCTGAGAACTGCGCCGTAAACACGACAAAACCCCAATAAGGCCCGCACTCAACGCGGGAGCCTTCCCGGCGAAGCTCTTGGCAAAGTCGCTGGAGCAGATCGACTTCGTGGCGCTTCCTGATGCTTGTCTCATGGTTGCCGTAAGAAATAATTGCCAGGCTTTCTTTCCACGGCATCAGCCATTCTGCCGCCGTGCTCACCAGCAGGTCGAGATAGTTGCCGCCACGATGCTCAGGCCGCAGGACTTCCTGCGACGACCGGGGATCCCATTTGCCTTGCATGGCATCGAAGAAATCTCCGGCGATGATTACCGGAGCGCCAAGCGCCTTGGCTTCGTTCAGGCAGTCACGCAACAACTCCCGCTCGCAGTGCGCCGAGTCCCAATGGATATCCGCTAGCAGCAGCACCCGCCGCACATCGCCCGCGCGCCCGCAGTCGAGGCGCATCGAGTAGGCATTGTCGCCGGCCTTGGAGATCGTCCACCAACCGGTGGCACTCATTAGCTGCCGACCTCATCGGACACGAAAAAGGCACCCTGCTCAGCAGCTTGTGCGGCGCCTGTGCCAGCCCATCGATAGGTGACATTGCCGGCTGTAGCGGCGTTGTAGTCGTACCGATAGACGCCTGTCGATACTTTGGTGATTGCCGCATCAACGCCATACTGAAGCGTCGTGAGTCCACCCGAGGCCGATCGGATGTACAGGTAAACAGCAGTCGGATCGGCAGCAACACCGCCGACCTGAAAAGTGGCGGTAAGTCGCACCAGATCGCCGCGATCATAAGTCGCCATAAATCACCTCACTCATCCACGATCGTAGCGCTTGCCACGCTCGCAGCCGTGATTTGCAAGCTGGCTGGCAGCGACTCACTGGCACTGGCTGTACCAACCAATTGCTCCGACACCGTAGCGGCACCAACAACCGACTCAGCCAGGCTAAGGGTATTCACGCCGACATCGCTTACCGTCACGGTCGACGGCAGGTAGTAATGCACCACCCAGTTAGCGGTGTTCCCGGTGATCACATAGTTGGAAACGGTTCCGCTGATCCGCCTGGATGACGCCACACCAGCAGGAATGCCGGCGCAGGAGAACTGACCGCGACCGGCAACAATCAACGACGACCGGAAAAGGCCTGCGCTCGATCCCGATGCTGTAAAAATTCCAGCGATAGCATAAATCGTGATCGCCTTGGACAGCGTGGCCGAGACGGCGTCAACGGCAAACGTACCCGCCGACACCCGCATGCCGTAACCGGTGACAAATCCAGCGCCAGCGCCAGTAATGGCCACGCTGCCAGCAGATGCATCCATCCGCCGGCCGATCAGCAGGCCGGCAGTGCTTCCCGAAAACAGGAACGCAGAAGATTCAGCAGATACTGTCCTTCCGCGATAAATGCCGACGGATACTCCAGAGAAAGCAAACGCTTCGGCATCACATGAAATACGCCGGCTGATATGAAATGCCGTTGCGCCAAACGAAACGTTAAATGCGCCGGAGTCTGCCGTGATAGTTCGGCCAAACTTGAGGTTAGCATCGATGCCAGTCAGAACAAAGGTGGCACCCGATGCCGTGATATTTCGGCTAATATTGAGGTTGGTATCGATGCCAGTCAGGCCAAAGCTGCCAGTCGATGCCGTGATTGTCGAACCAGATTTGAGATCTGCGTCAACACCGAAACAGGCAAACGATCCAGATGATGCGGTCAGCGCTAGACCGCGTGGCAGACCCGCATCCTTGCCAACCAGCGTGAAAGACGCCTGCGATGCCGTCAGCGATCGGCCGACTTTCAGGCCTGCGGCAATCCCAGAAAAAGTAAACGATCCCTGAGATGCCGATATCGTTCGACCAATCTTGAGATTGGCATCGATCCCCGTCAGGGCGAAGGTGCCCTGAGAGGCAACGATCGTGTATGCCGTGCCGCCAGCAGTCTTAGTTAAATTTGCTGCGATACCTGAAAGAGAAAATGTAGCAGCCGATGCCGTAATTGTTGTCGCGGTCGGAGCTGTCCCGAATGCAACAGTACCGACAAATGATGAACTTGTTGGCTTAGTCGTTGGTGCCGAATATTGCGCCCCAAACCCACTGGACCAGCTATACCCTACTAATGGAGCAGGCGATGTCGCACTTGCAAAAACGCCAACGATTTGATTGCCAGTTGGAGCAAAATCGACATCAAATCCAATAGCTGTTGGCAAGGTTGATGGGTTGGAACTTTTTGTTCCAAACCCAGAACTCCACGAATAGGCGTGAATATATGGAGACTGCACCGATCCAACAGCGACATAATCACCGGCACCTCGAAAACAACATCCATAGCATGTGCCACTAGTCCCAAAGCCTGGTAAAGTGGTTGGATTTGAGTATTTGGAACCAAATCCAGAACTGGAAAACGCATAAGCCGAAATATAAGGAGATCTGAGGTGACCAACTAAGACAACATCGTTGTTTGGCGACCATGCAATTCCATAGGCCGAATTTGGCAATGCCGATGAAGGATTGGAATAAACTGTTCCAAAACCAGATGACCATGGCCACGCACGAACATACGGCGTAGACAACATCACGCAGCCGATATGCGATCCATTTGCAGACCAAGAAACATCATGGGTAGTACTTCCGGGAGTAGTTGAAGGGTTTGAATATTTCGATCCGAATCCAGATGACCAAGACCAGGCGTCAATGTAAGGCGACGCAAAACCCGTAACGGTTGCAACAGCATTGCCTGCCGGATTGAATTTGATTGCGTTGGATGCCTGAGCACTTGAAGGGTTTGAGTAAACAGTCCCAAAACCAGAACTGGAAAAAGGCCATGCTTGAACTGGATTTGTTGTGGCACTCCTGCTGATAGCGATTGCATTGGCAGATGGTGTGAACGCTACACCTGTTGCAGATGTTCGACTTCCTGTCGATGGGTTTGACATCCTTGTGCCAAATCCAGACGAAGACCATGAATAAACATCTAGACTGCTTGTGCCATCCGTTGCCGAGGCGACATAATAATTTGGCATAGGTCACCTCCTATGCCTGTCGATTGGCCTTCATGTCCGCAATTATTCCACGAATCTTTGCGATGTCAGGGCATGTGCCCACAAGCGTATCAAGAACCATTTTAGATTTTCTTTGCTCCATTTTCTCTGATCGAATTCTTGCCTTAAGTTCATCTTTGAAAGCTAGACCAGATGCAATCTCCAATTCATCATCATCTTCAATTCGTGCTGCCATTTCGTCTCTGGACATACCCCGATACTGCACAAGGTGAGCAGGCCATTGAGTTGGAAGCCCGCTCAGATTGGCGATCATTGACTCAAAGTTATTGATATTGATCTGGTACTGATACACCTCATTCTCGCGCATCTCGATGGACTGCGCGAGATTCCTGTCATGCTCATCTTGGGTGATGCCACCATTGTTTGCGTCGAATTGGCGACCACCACCCATGTTGATTTCTGGCATTTTTTACCTCAAGCAATCGTCAAAACGCCGTTCGTCTGATCGAAGTCCACGGTAAATGTGTCGCCGCTGGCGAGCGAAATGCTGCTGCCGTAATCGTAGTAGCCGATTAAATTGCCACTTGCTGCGGTTGAATTGTAAAGCACCACATAGCGAAAAGGTCCAACCGCGCCGCTTGCCGTCAGAACCAAGTCGGCCACCACCAGCTTGTAGGTGCCGCTGGTTTGCGTCGACGATGTCGTCGTGACATTTCTGCTAGACAGGTTGGTGTATGTGATCTGAGTAATGTCTGTCAGAATTGAATTCGATGCCGATGGCGCGGTGTTCGTCAGCGCCACGGTGATCTGATCGCTGCCGAGGTTGTGAACCTTCTCCGCGACCGCCTCGACAAAAGCGTCGAACTTATTGAATGTTGCCATCGCTGTCCTCCGTTCGCGTTTTGCGACTGTGGCACGAGTGACACAGCGCCTGAAGGTTTTCGGCCGCGTGTGTGCCGCCACGGCGCAGCGGCACGATGTGATCGACCTGGCTCGCCTCGGCACCGCATCGGCGGCACAGCGGCTCGCGGCGCAGCACCATCATGCGCAGCGCTCGCCAGTTGCCGTTGTACCCGCGCGCGGCCGTAGACGGCCGAGTCTGCGCCTGCGGCAGATTTGGACGCCATGGCCGGTGCTGTGGTAGACGATCCGCCATGCCATGAGATTAACCAGCAGCTTTCCCGAATAGGGTTTGCTGGAGATCCACGCCTTGAGTGTCCAGCGGATGCCACAAGCTGCACCCGGCCTCGGCACGGCGTTGAAGCGCCGCCATTTTGGCCTTACTGCGCGGCGTAGCGTCGCTGCTCTTAAGCGGTCGCGGCGGCTCAGCGTACAGCTCGGGACAGACATGCAGGCAGGCGGCAGCCCACTGCCTGGCGCTCAGGCCACCGAGGCGAGCCGGCAACTTTTCCAGCCAGTCTTCGATCTTGCCGAGCCACAGGTTGCGATCACCAGACCAGTCGTTGGACAAGCTTTCCACGGCGGCATCGGGTATGTCGATCACCTGGCCAAGGCCGAGGACGCGATCCTCGATGACACGCTCAGGAAGGAAGCGATCTTTCGTATCGCACTCGAACATAGGCCAGCGGCTCCTCGTCACCCATTCGGATTGAAATGTCCGGCACATGCTCCCAATCGTCGTCGACCAGGAGCCCGTACCGCACCGACCAGTCGAGGATCGGCTTGATGAGGTTGTCGAGGTCGCGACCACGGCGAAACCCTTTGCCGCGTGCGACGGTGATCGTGATCGAGACTTTTTCGGCAATCACATCGGTGCGCAGCAGGCCGGCCTCGATGGCGACGGCATCGGCCTGTGCAACCCAAATGTCGTAAGTCTTGGAGCGGTGCACCCTGCCGCGATTCGAGCGCCAAATCTTGTTGACGCTCGGCGGGATCGGGAGCTTCAACTCAACAGCATCACCATCTGGAAAAGGCTGTCCGACTGAAGGATGATGCAGCCTTTGTTCGTGTGGTGCAGGTTCACCGTCAACCCTTCCACCGCTGCGAGAGCGTCGAGCAGGTACTTGGAATTCACGGGAAAGCTGGTTTCGACGCTGTGCTCGCATGGAATTTCCACGACAGCCTTGCCATGCGTGGAGTTCGCCGACACAGCCACTTTGCCTGGCGTGTACTGAACATCCACGCGGTCCAACTCGCCCATGAACTGTACCTGCCGGATGGCACTCATCAGGCTTTCCACCTCATGCACGCAGGCGACGCCAACGCTCGACGGCACAACGGCGCGGTAATCGGGGAAATTCCCTTCCAGTTGCAAGCATGTCAGCTTGGCAACGCTGGCGTTCTCCTCGTCGTGCCATTGCGCCACAAAATGGCTTTTTGCCACATGCAGCATGACGGTGGCGGCATCGCTCCATGTGAGCATCGGCAGTACCTGATGAGGGATCAGCGCCTTGCCGTCTTGGTTGGAATCGGATCGGTCCAGCGTGTAAATCGCCAGGCGCCTGCCATCGGTCGTGACAAAATTCAAAAAAGCTTTGTCGGCGCACAGGTGCAGGCCTGTCATGGTGTACCGCGCCGAGCCGGTGGCGATGGCGTGCTGGACCGAGCCAATCGCCAGCGCCACATCCTCGGCATGTCCGCTGTAAATCGTTTTCAGGCCGCCATAGGCCGGAACGGGTGGAAGCGTTGCAGGATCAACCATTGTCAACACCCACTCGCCACCATGGCAACGCAGCGTGATGGATGCGTTTAAAACCTCGATTTCAATCGTTGGCGACTGGACAGTCGACAAGACGCCAAGCGTTTGCTCCAGAGGCAATACGAACGATTCGCCGGGAGCGTTGATGCCGTCCACTTGGCGCAGCCACAGCGTCAACCAGATGCCTGCCTTGGGATCACTCGCTGTCAGGCTTAGCTCGTTTCGTGCCGGCAGAACCAGCACGCCTGGACACTCTCCCTTTTTGACGACCTTGGCAAGCTGCCGAAGAGCTGCCGCCAGAGACTTTGTTGATACCGTCAGCTTCATGCTGAAACCCCATCAGAGACTGGACTACATCCCGTAGCCGATCAATCTCTGCGATCAAGGCAGCAACCGCGCACCCCGCGTGGCTGCTATGGCATCCATGCCAGTGAGTCGATTGAAAAGCGCGTGAGCACCACGCCTTCTCGATTTCGTTAATTGTTTCCAGCGGCATCGCCGCCCGGCTTTTTCTTCGGCGGGAAGCGCTCATCAACTGACCTCGCCGATGCCAGCACCATCTGCGCCGCCGCTTCGAGATATTTCGCCGCCGTCCTCGGCCTCGGCGGCGAGCCGGATAATGCCATCCCCGAGTCCTTGATCAAGAGCACCGCCTCGCACAGCCGACTGGCGACCTCCTCGTACCACGCTGGAAACTCCTTCATGGTTGTCCTCCAGCTCGACAAGGAACTCAATGTGCCGCACAGCCTTCCGCAGATCCTCGACGCCGTTTTTGCGATCCCAGCGCCAGAGATATTTCAACACATTGCCGGCGTGATAGCCGCGCATGCGCTCCGCTCCCAACATGGACAACTGCGCCCGCAGGCAGTCGATCTCGCTGCCATCCTGTGAGTCGTAGTGGCTTGGATTAATCGGATCGCTCATACTGCTCACCTTTTGGCAATCATCGTGCCACTTCACCAGCAATTCGCTTTCGTTTTTAGAAAGTGTTATTGACTGGTTTAAATGAATTTGTTGCATCATCTTGTTAAAGATTTCTTCTCTCTCCTTGTCGTCACTCATTGCTCACCTTCCGGCATCTGGCCAAGCGGCCGCCAGTAAACTATGCAATCAGCAATAATTGTGGTGTAAACGGCAAGCCATTCGTTTGATTCAAGAAATTTACTGACATCGGGAACCAGCCTGCCAAATTCATCACGCCACAGGACTATGCAAGTAGATTCAAATTCTGGCCTTTCTTCCGGCCACTTGCGCCAGCGAAGCTGATCCTCAAGAGCGCTAATGTGATTCTTCATCGAGTGGATTATTCCAACCAATGATTCAGGCTTGATGCTCATCATTCACCTGCTGGACGGCTGGGCAAATGGCTTCCAATGAGTGAACCACTCTCTACCGCCATCGCAAATTTCACCATTCACATAGAAAAATTGGATATCGACAATACAATCGCGCTGGCAATATTTCCCGCCTGACCACTTCGTGTAAACAAGGTACATTCCGGACTCAATCGGTTTTTCCTCCGGCCATTTACGCCAGCGCTGCTCTTCTTTAAGCTTTTCGATCTCTATTTTTTTGTCGCCGAGGTGATTGACCAGCATCATGCTGGTGGACATATTTGGCGTTGGCCGATGATCATCGTCTACTTCATTATTTTCGCCAGACATCCAGCGAAGCATCGTGAACCCAAGAAGCCAATCAACCATCATTCACTTCCTTTCAAAATTGAATTCATCGCATCAATCGGATCGTTCATGCTGAGTACGCCTCCAAAGTCTGCGCCACTTGCTTGCGCGCGCGCTTCCACCTCATGTCGAGAGCTCCCCGCGTTGCTCCTTGCGCGATCAGATCGCAGCGTTTTTCGCCAGCGGCTTTCAGTTCGAACAAGACACGCTCATCGGGAGACACGAACGCCAAGGCACGCTCCAGATCGAGGCGCCGCATCACCATTTCCTCGTGGCTCGGCTGCCGGTCGGGAATGATCTCCGACAGGGTGCTGTCCCGCTCCTCGCCAACCGGCGCGGCCAGGGAAACCACTCGGGTGGTTCTGCCCTTGAACGCTCGCGCTTGGTTGGCGCTGTTGGCGTGATTTCTGACGACGGCATAGATCCATGTCGCCAGAGTGCCTTTGGTTGGATCGAATTTCCTCAAGCCGCTCCAGACATGCAGGTAGCATTCCTGTACCCAGTCGTCGAGCTCCCACGCAATCGGCAGGCACTGGCGGCACGCCTTGATCACGAGCTTGTGGTTGGCGACGAACAGCTCGTCGAGCTCACTCATCGCAATCGTCCCTGGCGAACTCTTCCTCGTCGTCGTCTTCGTCGGGCTCAACGATCTCGTCGCTGGCCGCGTCGAGCGCCACGAGCAGCATGCGCGCCTCGCCGGCCGACAGTACCGACACGGAGTTAACCCGGCCGTCGCGCATCGTGTGCAGGTAAACGGCCGACTTGTCCGGCGTCAGGCCGACCTCGATGTCGGCCAATCCATCCTCGATGGTGATAACGATTTTCATTTGCGCTCCAAATGTCTCTGAATCCTGTCGAGCACCTTTTGAATGGATTGCCGCGCCTCGCTGCTCTCGGGGTGCTGCGAGTTGGGATCCGCCATCGTGGCTCTCCAGGCAACCCGCTGCGCCTCGGCGTATTGCAACCATGAGTCAAGCTGATGCTGCCAGTAAGGGTTGCGGATCTCGTACTGCGTCAGCGTGCACATGTCGCCGGTGCGCGCTGCCTTGCCGACAGCGCACCTGTCGCACTTGGCACACTGCGTGTAGTGCGGTCCGCCGACTGTAGCGGTCCAAAATCCCGATGCCGTGATGTAGCGTGAATGCGGCAGGCCGCAGACGACGCCGGTGTCGCCGCAAAACTGGCACGGCACATGGTTGGACACGACCGGCAACCGCTCCTGCCGCGCGGCATCGAGCTTGCGCAACTCCTGCCGAATCGCCTCCAGATGCTCCTCGGCAAAGCTCGGAATCTTCTCGCGCTTTGCGATGGCATAGGCCACCTGCACCAGATCGGCGTTGTCGCGTCCCTCGGCATCAAACAGCGCCGACCACGCTTGCAGCGTCTGCTCCTGGCGCTGGCCGGCCATGAACCCGAGGGAGCGGTAAACCTCCCACCATGGGGTGTCAGTCATCCTCGTAAGCCTCGTCGTCGCCGTTGTCCATGCGCCAACAGTTGCGGCACTTGTCGTCGGCGTGCAGGTTCGCCATGCGTCCGCAGGAAGCGCATTGCTGGCGCGGGAACACCTTGCGCCATGGATTCTCTTCCAAATGCTCACTCATCACCCAGCACCTCCCGCACCCACTCCGGCCTGGCGTCGGCAGGCCACTCCTGCCGCAGCATGAGCCGCATCCACTGCACCTCGTTCAAGAGCCATGCGACATCGAGCCATGCGATTGATGACAACCCGCGCCAAGTGCGCTCGATCTCCTCAACAATGCCGTCCTTCTTGTTCATGCGCTTCCTCCCGATTCTTCCTTGAAGGCGCCACCTTCAAGCCGTTTGATAGGCGGATCGGTCGACCTGCAGGCCGATCCTGCACCTTGTGCGCTAGGCGGTGGCCGTTCCTGTCCCTGTGGATAGATCCCCTTCTTGGCCAGCGCCTCCCACATGGCCGCCATGTGCCGCTCACGCTCAGCCAGGTTGGCCTGGCGCTTGGCTTGCAGCGCCGCCGCACGCTGCTCCGGCGGCAGGTCGACGAACTGCTCAAGCGGCGTCAACGGCGTGTCTTGGGTTGGTTTTGGATTGGGATCGGATTGATTGGTGGGGGGAGGGGTTTCCTCTACTCTCCTCTCCTCTCTCTTCTCTCTCTCCTCTATCTCCTCTTGGAGACGGCGATGCGTTACGGGGTGCGACGGTGTCGTAACGGTCGGAGCGTTACGGTGCGTAACGCTAGTACCGTTACGGTGCGTAACGCTAGTACCGTTACAGGCTAAAGCGTTTGCTGGTATAGCTTTAGCCATGTTTTCGCGGTGCATTTCTGCGCCCGAATTGCGCCTGTGACGGAACTGGCGCGACTGTGTCAGCGCTCGTTCCTTGGCACTGCTACCGTTGTGGCGCTCGTAGTTTTTCACCTTCACGGTGCCGCCTTTGATCGTGATCCAACCCGTCTGAACGAGTGCTTTGGCGAACCCGCGGCAATCGACAAGGTTGTCGATAAATGCCTCGCCGATCTTGGCCTCGGGTGCCTCGGCGGTCATGTGGTGGTTGATCCAGGTGAACCAGCGGACGAGCCGGCCGGTGATGGCAAACAGGTCCAAGCTCGTTCCCTGCTCGGCGAGGTGCTGCATGATTTCGTACACCTCCGGCACCTCGTGCAGATCGTCCCTGATCTTGATCCAGCTCATGGAAGCCCCTTCCCTAGGCCGTCAAATAAGGCCGAGTTGGCCATCCATGGCCCCGCCCGGTCGGGTTGCGCGTCATCACACGCTTGGCTTGATAATTAATGCCCGTGAACTTCGATGTGATGCTTGCGACACAAAATCATCAAATCTTCTGGCAATTCTCTGCCCAATCGCTCATAAGTCAGATGATGAGCATCTAGACCAGTAAATGCAGAGCATCGGCAACCAAAATGATCTATGTGCTCACATGTCCAATTCGCTCTAGCTAGCGCTACATTCCGTGCCGCTCGGCATGTCGACCAGGTAAATAACAACTTTCCCATCTTCCACTTCGCTCCTATAAATTGAATTTCTACTAAGGCTTTGTTTTTTAAGCGAAGAGATAATTACTCTGCCCCAATATGATGGCTTATTACGATCCGGTCCTTTTAGCTTTTTTAAAATTTGCGTAGGTACGCTGCATTTAACCAAGTAAGAAGCAATTCTTGTCGTGATGCAACCATTGGCCGCTAGATAATCTTTTGCTAATTTCATAACTTCGCTATACATGTTAAATAGACTCCAAATATACAATGTAGGCTTTAATTTCAGACACAAGGTTTTGCAATTGCTTAACTAAATTGCTTTTATCATCACCAAAAAAATTAATCTTAAATCCTAATTGTTTACCAAATAAAAATATTGATTTTTTTACCTCGGCTTGCTGATTAAGAAGAACGCGTTCAGCGGCTTGCATTTTTGTATTATTTTTATCTAAGCCTGCTTCTTCTTGAATGGATTCAATAACTTTGCTGGCAGCACTATGTTGATTTGATTTCAATATTTCATTTATTTTGTATGAGTTAATTCCATGGTTTTTCGCTGCTTTAATGGCTTCTAGCAATTTCACTCGTTCGTGTTGTTCGCACCTGCGGCTTATATTCTGCGTATTTTGAATTTCACATGAACCAATAGCATTTACCAATTGTTGGGTTTTCGTTCCAGGCATAGATTTGTCAGCAGCTAAATCTAATTCAATTAAACTCCTTGCAACTAAATCAAAAACTTGCTTGGTGTGGCTAGGTCGCAAAATTTTATATTTCTTTGGTATGTCTTTTCGAACTTCTTCTTGGGAAACCCCGTTGCTTATTAATTTAAAACATTCATTCGCGCAAAGCTCTATTTGTACTTTCCTTTGCTTTCTTTCCTCATCATCTTTTCCTGCTCTTTCTCCATTCATTTCGTTAAACATATTTGATAGCCTTAATGCATTTAAATGCATTGTTGATTCGTCAATTTTTGTAATTACATAGGCGGCAAAACATTTACTTTCGGCGAGTTTGTGCGCCTCTATTCTGTGGCGACCATCAAGAGCTATGTATTTATTATTTACATAAAACAAAACGCATGCCGGCAGGGGGTCTCCGTTTTTAATCGATTCAGCAAAACCCTGAACACGCTCGCCGTCTACAAAATTATCATCGCCTTCAACATCGCGAGTTTGAAATTTAGCAATATCAATTGATGAAAGAACCGATGAAGACAGCTCTTGTAAATCGTACTCAATTCCCTCAGCTTTAAGAGCGCTTTCTACTTGAGGATGACGATACTTGTAAAACGGATCTGCAAACATATCTTGAGTAGACATTTAAATCCCCATGAAAAACCAAAACCGTCAATCAGCACCCCGCTGGTTGACATGACACGCTTTGGGAGTCGAACCTAAACAAGGACTGCCTACAGCCGCATGTCAGTTGCGCGCGGTGGCAGGGTGCCGCGCGCCTAGTGATGACCTCGGATCGGTCCGACCCGCCTGCCCACACCAGTGGACTAGAAAGGCATATCCGGAGCGTTGGGATCGCCTTGGTCTTGCTCACTCTTGGCAAATGAACGAACGCGAGCCGTCAGGCCGTAGTCGTCATTGCCGTCGATGTAGGTGGTCGCCATGCAGCGCTTGCCGGCAAGCTCCGCCGTGTTGAAGGCACGCTCGATGCCAACGGCGGCGGCAAGCTGGCGCAGCTTCTGCTTGGCCATGACTCGCACGCTTTCCGTCGGATGGCCGACATTCAGGTACTCGTAGACATGCAGGCCTCGATCCGGTCCGCTCTCAGCTCGCAGCACGAGCTTGAGCATGGGATGTCCCTTCTTGCTCGTCGTCTCGTCAGCGCTGACGACAAACATCTCGTGCGTGCCAGGTCGCACATACTTATTGACAGGCATCGCCGGCTTATTATCTTCCCAATCAATATCCACTCGCAGACTCCTTCCCTAGACACAACTCACACACTGGCCGGCCATCCACATGCCGGCCGTAAACAACTGCGTAACCCTGCTCCACCAGCACCGTCACCTGCTGGTCTTCCTCCACCACCACCTGACGAACGCACAGCCGATGGCACCGCGAGCAATCACACGCCTTGATGCAGGGCGGGATTGAGAGATGCCGGCCAATGCTGTCCGTCGTCCAGACGGTGGGGCGAATCAGCTTCATGCCGCTGCTCCAGAGACAACAGCGTTCAGATGGTCGATGACTTCCTGCGCCTGCTCTTCCGTCAGGCCGGCAAGAAGTTGCTTGGTTTTCACCTCGTAGTCCTCGCGCAGCATTTCGAGGTACTCAGGCCAAGGCTTGATCAGGTCGGGGCGCCTCTGCACCGCTGCATCGTGCAGTTCCTTCATGCGAACGCCTTGCGCCTTCGTGGCCATTCCCTCGGCCTTCTTCTTGGCCGGCTCAGGCGCTGGCGCCGGTTCCACAGCCACGACCACCGGAGCGGCTGCCTGAACCACTGGCACCACATGGGAAGGCTTGACATGATGCACCTCGTCGGGAATCTCCTCGGCCGGCGTCGTCTCCAAACCGGCGTTGAGCAGCGGCACCACCCATGCCAGAGCGCTGCGGCAGGCACGACTTGTGGCTCGGGTTTGCGCCATGGCACGGCGCGCATACTTCGGCCGGCGCGACCACATCGGCTCGTCGACGCCGACATAGCCCTCGGAGCTGGCGACGATCTCGCCGTCGCTTAGGCGCACCAGATCGCAGACGGCGCGGATGTCGCCGCCGTCGAGCTCCTCGACGACAGAGATGCGAGGCGACAGGCCGTTAGCTGCCGCCAAGGCCTGCCATCCCTCGGCGCGAATGTAGTTTTTCCCCTGGAGCGACATCGAGCACTGAAGCACGATCGCCCGGCAGGCCTCGGCCACCTGCTCGCCTTTCCGCACAACTTCGCGCGGAACGACGGACTGAACCTCGATATTCACCGGAACAATACTCACTGGACCACCTCCTGAATTTTGAGCTGCCAAACCCTTCCTTGATTCCGATAGATGCGACCGAAACTGTCTTCCCAGTAGTGCCACCCGTCGACTCGTCCGCGATCTGTCCACAGACTCGACATGGGACATCTGGCCATGACTTCCCACTCAGGGTCGTCCAGTTTTTCCACCACCTTCCGGCGCATCACCGTGACCGCGTCGCCGCAGTGAACGCCAAGGCGCACCTTGCCGTTACGCACCGCAAGGATCTCGACCTTGATTTCGCCGGCAGGCGTTTGCATCTGGATGTGGTCGTTGCTTTCACCGCCGTGGCGCAGAGTAAGCACTAACATCAGGCAGCACCTCCAAGCAGGCGCAGCCGCACCAGACTGGTAAACACATCCGCCAGGTCGCGGTCGACGCGGTCGATGTGGCGCTTGTAGTTGAGACAATCCTGCCAGCGCTCTTCCACCCAAGCTCTGGACTTCTGCGACAACAGATGGCGGCGATGCACGATCAGGATTTCCTGCTCGTCACGCAGCCGCTCATAAACCTCCTCCACGCTCATCGATTACCTCCTCATGACGGTCGTGATGGTGGTGCCACCGGACTGGTAGCTCACCGCGACCTCGGTCTGGACTGCTGCGCACCCCACGCAGCACGAGAGAAACACAATTAACAAGAACCGCATTGTTGTCCCCTCTGGTCGACAGTTGTAGAATTACTGTCGACAGGAATCAACACTAAACAAAAGAAAATTGCCAAAAACTCCACAAGCGTCTAAAAGGAATGCATGGCTAGACCACGAAAAAAGCCGTCAAAACGCTGCGCTTTGGTGGTGAGCGAGGCGCACCATCAAGCGATTAGCGCTCTTTCCGAGCGCGATCGGCGGCAGATTCGCGATGTTGTTGAGTTGGCAATCGAGGAGTATTGCCAGAGACACGGCATGGGCGACCTTTTAGAGCAGCTAAAGCGCGCCCAAGATGAGCAGATCCCGCGCCGCCAGGATTCCTAGCGCCGAGAACTTCAGCCCGACCTCGTTTGGTGGATTGAATCGAAGCAAGAAAGCGCGTGAGCTCCTGCTCTTTGACGCGCCAAGGCGTTCCGATCTGGAAGCCTGCTAGATACTCAACTCGGCCGTTGACTGTGACTCCTCGATGGATCCAACGGCGAACGCTTTCAACCGATGTGCCAAGCCTTTCAGCTATTTGGCTAAGAGACAAAACCTGATCCTGCACCGAACTCCTCCGTGCCTGGAGGCGCGCACCTCTGCGCTAATTGCGGCGCGCGTCCAAGGCGCCGGAGTAAGGCATGTCCTTACTACTAGTACTGTATGCCTGTTCACTACAACCAGACAATCCGCACCACTGAAAAAATTACACAGACACCACTTGTCCGGCAACACAAGAATACACAAGAATTGCCTAAGCCAGTGTTGAGTTTCTGCGGAGATTTCGTCTACTTGCCAAGTATTCGGATTTGCCGGAAGTCTTTGCTGGTAAAGGTTTTTGCGTCATTTCGGTCTTGCTTGGGGTGCAAGAGGTCGCTGGTTCAAATCCAGTCGCCCCGACTTCAAAAAACACCGGGAAAAACGCGAAACTTGGAGGCAAACTAAGACTCAAAACGACACAAAAAAAATGGCTCGAACACAAAAAATCCCACAGCTTTGCAGACACAAAAAACGCGACTACGCCTTTGTGGTCGATCCAGAGACAGGCCGTCAGGTGTACATGGGTCCATGGGGGACCGTGGAAGCCAATCGCAAGTATGCCGCTTGGGTTTCTGATTTTATCCGCCGAACCAAACCTGTATCGATTGCCAGCCTGTCGGCACCCAAGTCAATTGGCGAATTAGTTGCCAGATGGCTGGAGTATTGCGGACAGACTTACAAGCGCGCTGACGGCAAGCCTACCGGCGAAATCTTTGCCTGTATCCGAGCGGCTGAGCTCCTTCAGCCGATGGCCGACAAGCCAATCGAAGAATTCACGCGCGCTCACCTGCTTGACATCCGCCAGCAACTAATCGACCGGAGCTTGTCCAAGCAAACCATCAAGCATTATGTGTCACGCATATGCCGCTGTTTTCGATGGGGATCGGACCGAGAATGGGTTGATGTCGATCAGGCCTTGCGCCTAGAGCGGTTGCCGACATTACGAGGCGATCAAGGCGTTGCTCGCAAAGTTTTGCGCGGCATTCCACGCAAACACATTTTTCAGATACTGCGAAACCTGAAGCAAAGCTGGCGCCCGCTTTTTCTATGGCATTTGCTGACAGGACAGCGCGTCGAGACGGCACTGGCCGTATCAGTTCAGGAACTCAATCGCCAACGCACTCCATGGGTTTACACGCCAAGCCAGCATAAGAACTTGGCCAAAGGACTGCCGCTGACGATCATGGTTGGACCACGAGCAAGAAAGGTATTGGAGCCAATTCTCCAAGACAAATCTCAAGGGTTTTTGTTTCCTGGCAGAAGTGCTCTTTCAGGCGTCGCCTATCGAGGACCACGGCAGTACAGCGGATACGCGGCGGCCATGACGACTGCCTGCAAACACGCCGGAATCCCCCACTACACCCCGAGACAGGTCCGGCATACCAGCGCCACATTTCTGGTTAGCAAGCTGGTTCCCGAAGCTATTATCGGCGCAATCCTTGGCCACCACGGCAAAAGCGACGATGAAGCCATTTCAACTGGCAGTCATACCATTACAGGCAGATATGCCGCAGCGCCAAGGTGGATGGTTGAATCCGTCGTCGAAAAATGGGGGTAATCACGCAATGCGTGATTCCTGATTTTTTAATTACGCACTTACTGGTTTTTCCGTGTTTTTTTTTAGAAATTCACGCCTAACCATATTGATAAAAGCGCTGCAAACGCCGTTTTTTAAATATGATCGGCGCAGCACAAAACGCATGGACATGTTTACATCTGGCGGCATTTTGTAACAGAAAAAGCCGCCTTGCGCGTCCATGCGCCCCGGCGGCAGGGAGTGCTCGTCATCACGAGCGTGGCCGGCGATAGTCTCGGATCCTTTGCAGAAACAAGGCCGCATCCTCGCGAACCTGCGGGTTGCTGGCGCTCCAGTCTCGCAGGTGGCCAAAGACGAAGTGGCAGTCACGGCACAGGCAGATCAGGTTTGCCGTGTCGAGCTCTCGCGCCGGATCGATGTGATACGGCACGATATGGTGAGCTTCAAGATCCCGGCCGGCATCGCAGCCGGCGCACTGGCGGCCTTTGATGAATGCTGCACGCAGCGCCGGCCATCGCGGCGAGCGCGGCGTGCCGCCCCAGATCATCGACCAGCGCCACATGGTTAGCCTTTCAACTTGGACTCAATCAACTTGGCGATCAGCCACTCAATCAGCAGCGCCCACGGGATCAGTCCCTGGCTGATTGGTTGCTCGGAAGCAAGCTGCTCCAGGGTATCGATCGCGACGGATTCGACCGGCCTCGGATCCGCTGGTGAGCCAACGAGTCGCGGTGCGGGTGCGAGCTGGCGCATGGCGTACCCGACGATACACCAGCCTGATGCGAGAACTTCCTGAGAGAACGGGATCTTGCCTCGCGCCCAGTCGACGAGGGTGCGCAAAGCGTCAAAGTCGAGTGCATTAGGCAAGTCGTGAGAGTGCGACATAACCACCTCATATAGTCCAGTTAATGCGGCGGACAGGGAAACCAGCGACGGCAGAGAACGCCCAACTGTCGTTCTGCCGCAACATTTTGTCGATGACAGCGCTCGATGCATAAAAGCCTTCCGGTCCGGGATCGCCGGGACCAGTCGGACCGGTGTGCGAGTCGGCACCCCATGAGTTATCGATGCGGCCGTACTCCTCGCCACCGATCGTCGAGTAGCCGCAGAGGCACATGCAGTGCGCCCATGAACCGGAAGGCTTGGCGATGCCGTTGGCGTCGCGCTTCATGGAGAAGCCTTGGCTGCTACACACGGCGATGCCGTAGCCGCTGGCCAGCATGCGCTTGGCCTCGGTCCAGCTCAATACCTGAGTCGCCAAGACTTGATGCTTGCGCGCCTCGGGTTCCAGTTCATCAGGGACACCGGCGATGCCGTACTTGCGACAGCGATCGACGCTGTAGCTGGTGAGGTCGAGCGAGCCGAACACGCCGCGTGGGATCAACCCACCAGTGATCGAAACCCACTTGGCCGCCCAGGCACCGACGGCACCATCACCGCGCAGGCGACCACCGGCCACCTCGACGCGAGCGCCGCCGTAGATGCACTCCTCGGCCAATTTCTTGAACTGCTCGTTGTCGCCGCCGGCGATCTCGGCCAACATTGTGTACTCAATCGCGCGCGCCGTCCCAAACGACACACAGGAGCCGATGTCGCCTTGTGTTCCCGCCGGCAACAGGTTGCCTGTCACCTGTCGCGCAAATTGCCAAAGGTGTACATGATCTGGCAGCGGATGATCGTGCCGGCCGGCCGGCGTGTCAGCGGCGACAGGGTAAGGCAGCTCGCCGAGAAGTGCATCGACCGCGTCGTCGTCACGCACCCATCCGCTGAAGAGCAAGTCACTCACTTCACGGACTCCAGCAGCGCCGCCGTGATGGCGTAGATGTCCGACACCTGCTGCCGTTGCGCGGCGTTGATGGTGGCGCCGGGATCGTCTGGCACCACCGTGGCAATCTCGGCACCAACACGCTCACGCAGCGTGGCCAGCTTGCCGCGTGGTACGGTTGAGCTGATTTTCAAGAGCGCCTCGTAAAGAGCGCCGGCGGTGCCGTGTTCCTTGCGTGCCTCGACGGAGCAGGCACGGTACATCTGCGCCACGGCGACGCGGGAAGCGTCCCGATCGGCCTCTTGGATGGCACCCCAGATGGCCAGCAAAGATCGCTCGTAGGCGGATGGCTCCTTGGGCTTTGGCGCCGCCTCGCCAACCACAACGGTGATGATGACAGGATCGGACGGCATGTCGCCGATTGCGGTGTAGGCCAACAAACGGTAGCGTCCTGGCGCTGGTGCCGTGACGACCGTGGCGGTGGGATTCGATAAAAGTTCCGCCGGGAATGAATTCAGGCCAGCATCGAGCGAATAGTATCTGACACGCTTTCCGTCAGTCTTTGGCGTAATCGCAATAAACGCACCCGGCTCTCCCCTCACCTCGGCCGGCAGCTCGATCTTCTGGCCGGCCAGCAGCAGCAGCGCCGCGACGATCATGAGTGCTCCTTCCCTCGGCAAACGGTGCTTACCCGCTCGATTTCCTTGGCGAGTTGAGCCTGTGTCTGAGCGATGGCATCAAGCGTCGATTCGAGCGACGACAGAAAAGCGAAGTGCCTGTCGCGCAGCGGGATCACCACCTGGCTGCCGATCCAGCCGGCAACCTGCCACACGCCATAGGCGATGCCGACGAGGCAAGCTGTCGGTAGTCCAAGATCGCGGATGAACTGGATCGGATCCATCGGCAGTGTCCTCCTCTACCGACAGACTACCTAGTCGTGGGTTCGGAACTCCCGCGCGCCGGTGCAGTCCCGCGTCCAGATGTCTGGACAAACCACGGCGACTTCCGACTCGACGACGACCGCCTGATCCGCCGGCAGCTTGCGCCGGAAATAGTTGCGCATCTGCTCGACCGACCACCCACACTCGTAGGCGGCGACGAGGTGATTGCGATACTTGTCGTTCAATGTGAGCCTGTACTGTGGCGCCACGCCGAAACGCATGAAGCGGTGGCACCAGCTCAGGCCGGAGTGGCAGAACACTCGGCCACCTTGCCGCCGTACCTTTTCGTGGATGTACACTTCCTCGCCAGCGAATCCTTGGAAGTGCTGCGAGAATCCCGGCCACGACTCCCGGCGCATGCACATATACGCCGTGCCGTGCGCTTGTACTTCGCACCATGGCGGCATCTGCGGTCGCACATGCCAGACGCCCAGCATGCCGCCGCGCAGCTCAGGCACGAGCTCCGTGGCGATCACTTCCCCAGCCTCGTTCACAAGTGGACCGACCCACATGTCGTCGCCGATGCACACGCTGTCGATGAGCTTGAGCAGGGTGTCGATGTGGCACTCGCCGAGAAGCACATGCGAATCGAGCAGCAAAACATGCTCGCCACGAGCGTGCTCAAAGACGGAGTTCTTGGCGTGCGCCGGTCCGAGGTTTTTGGGTGCGTGGATGTAGCGCGCCTTGGCTAGGGCGCAGGATGTTTGCAGCTCCTGATTGGCCTGCGGCATGTCATCGACGACGAGCAGCTCGATGTCTTTCGACGATAGCGGCACATGGTGCAGGCGTAGGCTTGAAAGCGTCCACCACGCTCCTTGAGCGTCGGCGTAGTTGGCCATGCCTATGGTTAGCTTCATTCAGGCTGATACCTGTCGCACCCGACGCACTCGCGCACTTCGTTCTGCCGTGGAGCATATGGTCGGCATTTCCCGTACACGCCGCACTCGTGCAGCAGTGCCGGTTTGCCACCGCACCCACACGATGGCTTTTCCTCCAGCGCCATGCCAAGGTGAACGCACGGCTTTCTGATCACCGTTTTGATTTGCTCCAGCTTGGCCAGTTGCTCTGCTGTTGGCTGTGGCGGCGCCGGCGCCTGCGCCACTGGTGCCGTCACCGTGGCAGGATCACCGCCCCAGAGTTGCCGGTAGCGTGCGTCATGCTCAAACAGCCAGCAGAGGCGGCAGCCGTGTTTCGGTGGCGTGTGGTTGCAGGGTTTCATTCGGTGATTGTCACCTTGAATTTTCTTAAAGATGTTCGATATGGAGGTATATTGGATTCAAAACAAGCAAATGGATCTGAATCGTACTGGTTGGTGTTACTAAAATATAAATAAGTAAATTCTAAAAAAAACGGACTTTGACAAGGAAAAACTGTAGTCGACTCAGAAGGAAAAATTGCTCCATCAGATGCAGCATTAGCAATAATTCTTTTATCATTTAAAACAAATTGATCAAAAGTAAGAGACCAGAAGAAATTAAAATTACAGACACCAATAGGGTTCTGCGACAATGTCAATTGAGGCCCATTGCTATAAGCATATTGGCATGCAGGGTAATAAAACGCCGTATTTCCATCGCATAAAATAGTGTCTTCGTTATCCTTACAGTTATTGTCGTAGTATCCATAAATTCCATAACTTGGCCTAAATCTCCAGAATCCATGAATCACTGAGCCATCGGTTGGCTGCGGTAATCTAGCCGATACCGGCATGGAATTTAGTTCAAATTCTAATCCATTCAAACATGGACACTCTCCATCTGAATCTAAAAAAGTTACAAACAATTTGCTTGGGAAGCGAATTGGCTGGCTTGAACAGTCACCACATGTCACAACAATAGGGCAGCATTCAGTGTTTTGTCCGCCGCAGCACGCCTGACATGTCAGCCGACCACATGACACCGTCTGATACTCGCCGTCTTCTGTTCCCGGCGATGTCGGCGCTTGGCATGAGCATCCCGTCGAGCAGTTGCCGGTGCCGTATTTCAGCCATGTCTGGCCGGCCGCGCTCCATCGCCAAGTGCAGCCGCCGGTGCATGGCGCGGCCGTGGTTGTCGTCGTGGTGCTGGATGTCGAACTAGTAGATGTTGATGTTGAGGATGTCGAGCTGGTTGTTACAGGAGCTTCGGTAGTCGTTATTGGGGGCGCTTCCGTGGTCGTCTCTGTTGGCATCAGCCACCCCCTTTTGGCGGCGGCGTCGTAGTCCTTCCCGTCGTCACCATGTCGCCGAAGAACTTTCCGTCTTGCAGCGGCGGCCAGCAAGGTACGCAGCCCGACTCATGCGCGTAAGGCACCCACTGGAAGCCATCCCATAGCCACTGGCAGTCGATCGGAGGCATGGTGGTGGGGATGTGAGTCATACTGGATCACAACATACAAGGACGCAATCGCCGATATATGCACCAGGGTAACTCGGGAACACAGGCGTTCCATAACCCGAATTGCAACTGTACTGGTCTACATACCAGTTGGTGCCATTCCAGCAAAAAACGGTATATCCAGCGGGACCATTGGCGTCGCATGTCGTGGTCGTGCTTGTCGTGCTTGAACTGGTTGAGCTGGTCGATGTTGAACTAGTTGAACTCGTCGAGGTCGAGCTGGTGGAGCTGGTCGGCGCCGCTGTTGTCGTGGTTGTCGTTGTGGTGCAGATGTAACCGCCGGGGATGCATATGGTTGAGTAAACCGGCGTGATTACGCCATCGACGCAGGAGATGGAGGTGACGAAATCCAGCGACAGGATGGCACCACCGCCACCACCACCAGCCAGCACGAGGTAAACCGCACCTGATGCCACATCGCCGGCATAACGGCCGATGTACCGCTGATCTGTGGTGAGCGCGGCGCCGTTGACTTCCCTGATCAAAATGGTGCCGAGGTTTGTCCAGGTGGCGGTTGTCTCGTTGTACTCTTGCAGGTAGCCGGGATAGCTGCCGCCTGATGCCGCGCCGCTTACCTTGACGACATGCATCACCGGGAGCTGGCCGGCCGTCTCCTCTTGGAACTTCTGCCGAGTCAGCACGCCGCGCTCATAATCCATGAGCACGGCGCTGAGCCGCTTCAGATCGTCTTCGCTGACAAGGTAGCCTGCCATCACAAACTCGGGAATGCCACGCGTGGGTACACATGGAAAGTCAGGTAGGTGTAGGCGCCGACAGGATCGGCCTCGATCGCGCTCCTGCTCAGCTTGTAGCCGCTGCCGTTCAAAGGCACAGGCGACGACACAGGCACGCCGTTCATCGTGATGTTCCGCATTTCGCCAGTGATGGCGGACTTCTCACGCTTGCCGGCATCCATGACGACAACCGCCCAGCCGAGCGGACGGTACGAGAACACCAGCGACCAGCGCCAATACGAAAGGTTGTTTTCAAAGGCACGCTGCGCCGAGACGCTGTCGAGCTTGGCCAAGCCGGCACCGATGACATACGGCCCGATGGTGTAACTGCTGGCGTTCACATAGCCGATGGCCTGAATCCATGACGCCGATGGCGCGCTGGTGCTATTTAGGCCGACGGTGATCGTGGCGGCGCCGCGCTCCGTTTCCAACGGCGGCAGGAACGGATCGCCAGCCGAGTTCACCACCGGCACGGTGTAGGCGTTGGTGGATGTGTTGCATGCTGTGGCCGTTGCGACTTTGTAGCTCGTCGTCGAGATCTGGTAATCCCTCGGCCTCGACAACGGCGACTGCACGCGGTCGGCAGGATCCTGTCCTTTCTGCTGGTTGTCGACGGCAGGATCGCCGGTGCTGGCGGCTGATCCCTGATCGGCGTAGTAGGCATAATTGGCCGTCACTCGCCACTGGTAAGGATCACCGCTTTCCTGCTGCACATCCAGCGAGGTGCAGCGAGCATAGGCATCCTCGGGATGTGCCGACCAGATCGCCGGCAGGGATGGATGCGAGCCGGCATAGTAGGGACCATAAGACGATGCGTCGGTGCGGATGACAAACACGCGGGAGTAGGTGCGCTGGTAGCGCTGATCGACGCTTGCGCGCCGGCCTGCCTCAACTTCTTTGAATAAGGTGTACCCCATTACTTGCTCATCTGTGCTGTTGGTGGGTTCTTCTGTTTGCCGAATGCGTCGACCAGCGCCGCTGAGTATGCCAACTGCTTGTCGCTGTTGAAGGCGGCGCGCTCGGTGGCGATGCGGATCTTCTCCTGAATCGACATCGTCTCCTCGCCGTACTGCGCGCGCACCCGCATCTCGACTTCGGCGGCGCTGCCACGAATGGCACCCGAGGAGAACTGCGACTCACCGCCGATGTTGTTGGCGATCAAGTCTTGGAGCAGTCGGCCGCCTTTGCGCGTGGCCGCGTCACGGAACTTGCTCAGTTCGTCGCCTGTCATCAACTTGTTTTTTGCGGCCTGATCGGCCTCGTCCCAGCTCTTGGCCAGATTCTTGACTTCAAAATTAAATTGCTCAAACGGCGTGCGCATTTGCGCCATGGTGTCAACGGCGAACTTGCTGGCGCTCTTGGCCATCGTCTCCAGCGCAAGCGCCGCGTCGCCGGCTCGGTTTTCCAATTTGCGATTGGCCTCGGCAATGCGCTCGGCAGGCTTGGCAATGTTGGCGGCGTCCCTGGCAGCGGCGCCTGCGCGGACATCGCCAAAGAATTTTCCAACTCCCGCTTTGGCGGCATCGGCACGAGTTGCGGCACCTCGTCCCTTCATCCGCGCGACCGCATCCTCGGACTCATAAAACCTGTTGATCTCGTCGCCGGCAAATATTCCTGACAAGCCAAATTCCATCCGCTTCATGAACTTGTTGATGTTGGCCTCGATGATTGGCAGCAGCGTCTCAAAGGCTTGCCGCAAATCAATGACAGCGTTCGCCATTCTTTCGGCCAAGTCGTAAACGATGTCACGCATGGCGCGGAAAGTGTTTTCGACTCCCTTTGCCTTGTCTTTCGGATCGATCACCGGCAAGAAGGTGTTGGCGATTTCCTTGACGATGTCTCTGATCGCCATGAAGGCACCGCGCAGGCCGGCGGCAATCGAGGTGATGTCGAAACTGTCGAGGAACAGCTTGGAGATCTCGCGGAAGGTGTCCTCCATTGTCGTTTTTAAGCGCCTGACTTGTCCCTCAAACGAGCCGGCAAAGCGAGCGGCGGCGTCCTGCATTTCTTGATTGTTGCTGGCCGCCATGACGGCACGCACCGCCTCGCCGCTGGAAACGGCGCCTTCCCGCACCGCTCCCATCGCCTCTTCGAGCGAGTGCGTCTTGCCTGTCGTATTCTCCAGCACCTTGGCCAGCTCTTCGTAGACATGGATGCCTTGCGATTGCAGCGCATCCAGCTCGCCTGAACTTGCCGTGCCAGCCTTGAACAGCGCCGAGATGCTGCCAGAGATGCTGGCCATGCCGTTTTCGCCAAGGAGCTCCGCCGCCGCCGAGGCCTGCTGCACGGTGCGTGTCGATGCCTCCATCGAGATGCCGGCGTTGGCCATCTGCGTCATGGCGGCGACATTTTCCTTGAGCGCGATCCCCGACGCCATGGATGCCTGGCGCATGTCCTCGATCGCCTTGGTGCCTTTGGCGAAGCTCCCGGCCAGGTAGGCCGCGCGGATCTGCATCGACTCCAGCTCGGCACCCATCTGAGCGAACTGCACCGCGCCGTTGGCGACGCCGCTGGCTGCGCCATACACCATGCCGCCGGCGGCACGAATGTCAGCGGCGCCAGATGTTAGGTGCGCTGCTTTCTGGAATAGGGACTTGTTGCGCCATTCTTGCCACGCCGCTGCCTTGTCAGCCGCCTTCTTGGCTTGCGCCGCCTTGGCCTCTTCGCCCTTCTTCTCGGCATCGATTTCGGCGCGAATTTGCTCGGCCGACATTTTCATCCGCCGTGATTTTTTGCGTTCTTCTTCCTTGAACTCCTCGCGCTCCAAGGCATTCATGCCGCGCAGTTTGTTCTTCAACGCCTCAAACGACGATGATTTCTCCTTGGCGATTCGCTTGTCTTCAATCTCCTTGGTGATTTCGGCGGCCGACATGGTGCTCAGCCGTTTCTTCTCTCTTTCCTGATTCTTAAATTCTTGCCGCTCCAAGGCGTTCATGCCGCGCAGGCGATCCTTGAGCGCAGCAAAAGCGGATTCTTTTTGATCTCGTTTTTTGGCTTGCTCGGCCAGCTTCTTGGCGTTTTCCTGCTCCTGCCGAATCTGATCGGCAGTCATCGACATGACAAGCTTTTTCTTGCGCTCGGCGGCTTTATATTCCTCGCGCTCCAGCGCATTCATTCCGCGAAGCCGTTCTTTCAGCGACTCGTAAGACGCCTCTTTTTGCTTCTTGATTTGCTCTTGCTTGATCTCGTTTTCGATCTGGCCTGCCGTCATACCCATGCGGCGCTGCTTGGTTTCGCGCGCCAAGATCGCAGCCTGGCGCTCCAAGGCGTTCATGCCTTCCAAGCGTTTCTCAAACGCCTTTTGTTCGGCGGCTGCGCGCTTCTGCTTGATCGCAAGATCGTCGATTTCTTGGCCAGTTTTTTGCGTGGCATCGGCCAGCTTGTTGAGTCCGGCGATGGCCTCGTCGCCATCCCATCCCATCGAGAGCGAAGTGCGGATGATGCTAGCCACGACGCTTCACCTCCACCGCTCCGCTCGCCAGCAGGATCGCCCTGGCCTGCTCCGGCGTCAGCTCCTGCTGCCTCGACTCCTCCCCGTACCGTGGCAAGAAGTCCGCCAGACTGACATCCTTCGCCCAGGGAGCGGTCGCAGCCCACGCCGCCGTCGCCGCCTGAATGTCCCCGCGAGCCTGTCCCCATGGCTCGACTGTCATGAGCGCGATCCACTCCGACAGCTCGCTCGCCGTCATCCGCTCTCCAAGCTCGGCCACCGTCATGCCAAGATGGCCGGCCAAGGCGAACATCAGCCGCCGGGTTGGTCGCTCACGGAGTTTTTTTCCAGAGCCTCCACATCGTCCTTCGTCATGCGGTTCAGCTTGAGCGCGCGCTCCCAAAGACGATCAGCGATGCCGGCAGGCAAAGCGCTGAGCTGCGAGATGTCGCCATCACCGAACAGCCGAACACCCTCGGGATCACACAAAGACAAGGAGAGCAGTTTGGCCCGGACATCCTTCCACTTGGCCATGCCCTTGGCCTCGATGGACTGCCCCTCGTACAGGTCGCGCTCGCCTGCCGTCAGCTCTCGCATGTGGACCGCGTCGCCCCACTCGGGTATCTCGACGCGTTCCACCCGCACTTTTGCCTTGGCCAGGATGCCGGCCTTGTCCAGAGCCATCATTCACCTCGTTAGGAAGGAAGCGCGCTCGACAGAGTCAGCGTCACGGTGTAACGCAGGGTGTCGTCGCTGGCCGCCACATTCGGAGTCGTCACATCCGTCACATAGCCGGTGTAGCTCAGAAGCGTGTCGATTGCCGTGCCGCTGAAGTCCACGGTGACAACGCACTTGGTTTTCGCCGTCAGCTTGCTCTTGAAAGAGGTGAGCTGGTTGCTTGCCGTCGCGGTGTCGTCAAGGAAGAACTCAAGCTGAACGGTGCCAGGATCAACGCGAGCGGGGTACTTCACGATTGTCGTGTCGGACAAGCCAGTCTGGTCGCTCGTGGCGGCCGTCTGGCTGTTGGTGCCGATGCTCACCAGATTGGCCAGCGAGGAAGCGCTGCCAGTGGTTTCAACGCCACCGGACGCGGTGATCGTGGCAATGGACGCTGTGGCGCCTGCGGCAAGAACTTTCATTATCCACCCTCCATGGTGCCGACGATCGTGAGTGTCGTCAGGCGAGCCTGCTCGTCCGAGCCGTCGGCGAATGCCTGCGACTCGTCCGACTCGTTCTCGATCCTCCAATAATGCACAACCGTGCTCCCGATAGTCTGGCGAGCAGGAGATGCTTGGAGCTGAGTCTTGATCCAGTCGGCCGAGGTTTGTGCAGCCGAGCGAGTCATGGCGACGATCGTCATTTCAATCACTTCGGTGCTCACCGCTGGCGTGCCGTCCATGTGCATTTGCCGGGAGCGACTGTTGCCGGTCGTCACGGCAAATGGCAGCGAGGAGCCTTGCGGCGCCTGCTCGGGATGGATGCCGCCAGGGAGGTAGGTGCTGTAGCCTGTCCGGCCTGAGAGGTAGTCGCGCACAACCTTGCCGAGAAGACTCATTTGCCGAGCTCCTCGATGATCGCCTTGCGCGTGACGCCCTCGATGATGTCCTCGGCATCACGCAATGCAGGACGCAGAAACGGCCGCGCCTTCACTTTGACGAAGCGATTCTGTCCCCAGACATTGGCCTCGAAACCGTTCTCCAAAAGGTGCGTGTACTTCGACGGGCGCACTAGCGTCATGATGTTGCGTTCAGCTTTCTCGTATTTGTGAGGCTTGAAATATTGGATAAACGCCATCGTCTCAAACCGGCGACGCGGTCCGATGATGGCGTAGACATTCCCGGTGCGCCTGTTGACTCCAACCCTGAAACCGATTGACTTTTTGAGCGATCCGGTTGAACCGTAGACAGGCACCTTGTTTCCTTCGTGCATCACTCGCACGACACGCTGCGGCGCCAGCTCGCGCACCCGCTTGAGAACATACTTGGCCGCTTGCTGGCCTGCTTTTTTGAGCGCCGCTTTGAGCTTGTTCGGACCCGCTGCGCGCAGATAAGCCATGGCGTTGGCGAAGCCCTCAAGCTGCGCGTATACCTTGCTTTGCTGGGAATCAAACTTGGCGCGTGACGGTTTCAGCATCAGGCACCCGTCCTTTCGGTTGCCGTGATCTCCAGCCAGCGGTTGCGCTCGTCGATGTTGCGCACAAATTGAAAGTTGAAGTGCCTCGATCCAAACAGCGCGCGATGCGTGGCCGCGACATCATCCCGGTAGCGGATGGTGATCGTGTGCGTCTGCTGGATCTGCATCGCCTCGGCGATCGTGTTCTCTTGGCCACTCGACGGCACCACCGAGGCGAAAACCGTAGCGTAAGTCGCCCAGGAGCGCGAGGCTTGGCCGTAGGCGTCGATGGTGTCCACCGGCGCCTGAAGCTCGATGCGTTTGCGCATTTCGCCGATAACAGTCACTGGTAATCACCCATCTGGTAGATGCGCAGAATACTGTCGACAGCCAAAGGCACTTCGCCGCCAAACTGGCCAACCGCCTCGCGGTGCTCGTACCAATGCGCTACGAGCATCTGGATGGCCGTCTGGAGCAGCGGCGGACAGTCCGAGGCGCTGGCGCCGTAGCCGACCACAAAATCGACTTCCACGGCATTGCTGCGCCCTGGCTGAGTCAGCGGCCAGTAAGTCATTGGCGGCAATTGCAGGCGCGGCGGGTTGCTGGCCAAATCGTGGATGTAGTCGGTGTCTTTTACCAGCGTCGTCAGCACGCCGGTGGAGTTGTAGTAGCGCACCCTCGGCATGTCGTAGGCGTAGCCGTCAGCGGTCGTCACGGCGGTGACAGGACCGCGAGGCAGCTCCAAAGGAGCGCCGACATAAGTGTCGAAATTATACCGCCATGTGCGCCGCAGGTTCTCATACGGCGCGTTGAAAAAGCGCGGCTGTTCCAGCGGTCCGCCGGGAAAGGTATCCAGCGTCATGCGCCATGTGGTGCGCACCAGAGAGCGCCGGGTGAACCGCTCGACATGATCGCGCGCGGCCGAGATCAGGCCGGAGATGAGCGCGTCGTCGGCGGTGTGATCGACGCGAAGCCAGGTCTTGGCCGTTGCCAAGGTGACTGGCTCCGCTGCGGGTGGCGTGAGAACGGAGATTGCCACGAATTACCTCCGCTCCTTGCTCCTCTTCGTCTTGGCCTCGCCGGATTCGATCTCGGCTTCGGCCGATACTGCGATGGCATACTCGGCGTCGACAAGTCGCTTGCCTTCCGCCGCGTCGACCTCTATCAGGTCGCCCGGCCGCCAGGCGAGCGTGTCACTCGCCATGGCGACCAAGAGCTGAATCTTCATCTCAGTCCCTCCTCGGGATTATGCCTGAGTCAGGAGCTTGATGCCGGCGCTCATCAAGACCTTGGCATCGGAGCGCAAGAAGGCGGTGAAGGCCACCTGGCCGTACTCGGCGTAACGCTCGTCGAGGCGCACAACCTGCACATCAAGCGCATCGCGGATGATGTACTTGCTGAAGTCGCCGAAGAGCACAGTCTTGGCGGTCGTGGCGATCGAGGACGCCATCGAGTTGTTGATGATCACGGGATAGCCGAAGAGGCGATCCGGTTCGCCGACAATGTAGCTCTCGGAGAAGATCGGACGGCCGAGGGTGTCCTGAAGCTTGCGAACGGCCAAGAGCACGCTGTCGTGCATCATGAACTTGGCGTCAGGACGGTAAGCGCGGTCGAGGCTGTGAACCAAGCCGAGCAGGTCGTTGACAGCGATGGCGCTGGCGCTGGCAGCGGTGACGCCAGCGGAAGCGCCGGTGACAAGGCCTTGCGGCTGCGAGGAGCCGGTGCCGGTCGAGAAGTGATCGGCCTGGATACGGCCGAGGCGCTCACCCAGCAGGTTGCCGAGCAGCGTGGGGATGTCGACGATGCTGTCCTGCATCAGCTCGATGCTGACTTGGACGAGCTTGGAGCTGTACTTGTAGGCGTTAAGGGTAACCTTGCCGAAGGCCACATCCTGCGTGTTGTACGCAGTGTTTTCGGCGATGATTTCACCCTTGTTGGTGGTGTCGTTGACGGTCGGGATGTCGTAAGGATTTCCCGTGCCGGTGCGGATCACCTGTGCGTACTCGCGGATGTTCGCAAAGTACAGCAGTTGCTTTTCGAGAGCGTCCGACAGGGTGGTCGGCACGAGGTAGCCACCGGCGGTGGTGGTGCCGACAGACTGAGCGCGAGCCTCAATCTCCTTGGAGGATCGGGGAGCGTTGGCCCACAGGTTGGCGTTGAGCGCCCTGGAGTTCATGTTCAGGCCGCAGCGCTCGGCAGCGGCGAGCTGAGCGTCGGTCGTCAGGCCGGCAGGCTGGAGCGCCCATCCACGCAGCGCCAGGCTGCGGTCTTCCTTGGCCTTGCGATCGTTGAGATCGGAGACATAGGCCGGAGCTTCGATCGGAGCGGGAGCGCTGCGACGCACTTCGCCAGCGGTGCGGCGCAAGATCGACAGGCGAGATTCAAGGTTGTCGAGCTTCTTGCTGTTCTGGCCGACGGTGGGAGCGGCGCCGGGAGTCATGGCGGCATCGATAGCCTGCTGATCCTGCTCGGGATCATCGGCCACCTGCTGCTCCAGGGAGCTCACGCGGCCGTCGAGCTCCTGAACCTTGGCGGTGAGAGCGTCCCACTGAGCCTGTTCGTCAGGAGTCAGCTCGCGCTTGTTGAGGGATTCGAGCTGAGACACGAGGAGGCCGCGCTCCTCGATCAGCTTGTCGATCTGCTGAATGCGGTTCATGCGAACCTCCAAGTAGGGGAATTTACCTTTCTGCAGTCTTACCAACCACGAGTCACGATCGTTTGATCTCTTCAAATTTCTCAACAATGCTTTTTGTTTTTCTGCCATCTGCTTACTTGCCATGTAGCGCAGCAAGAGACACCGTGCGCCATAATGAAACGGCGAGGCAAACAGCGATCGCAGCGCCGCCGAGGTGTCTGGATAGGCCGGCATGGCCACGATCGACACCTCGTGCAGGTCGACATTCTTCAAGGTGCGCAGGCGGCCGCCGCCTTCAGCGGTTCCCCATGAGTCGCCTCCGGAAGGCACCGTGAACCCGAACGACATCTGCGAGATGTCGCCACGCTTCAGCAGCTCGCGCAGGTCGTTGGCGTAGCTGGTGTTCGGCAAGTCGATCTCGATGCCGAGGCCGCGTTCGTCGCTCCTGAGACGCAGCGTGCCGGCGCTCAGCCTGCCGATCACCATCGAGTCGTCATGGCCAACCAGCGCGCGGACATCGACGCCCGATGCCAGGGTGCGCTCAAAGGCTGAAGGCGCCACGACTTCGCGGAATCCGCCAAGATCCTCGCTCATCGGACCGTAAACGGCGGCGTAGCCGACAACCTTGTTGCCATCAGCCGAGACGGTGCCGCCGCTGCGTCGCTCGATGATCATGGCTGAGTCTCCGGCTTGTGTCCGATTGGCCTCCACTTAATTCCCCACGAGTGCTCGCCGCCGACGCCATCGGTCGGGATCAGCACTCGCTCGCGCTCGATGCCACAGATGCGGCAGCGGTTGGTTTTGCCGTGCTCACACGCGGCAATCTGGTGCTGTGTCATCTGCTCCGCCAGGCGCACCGTCGACTCATCGATGGTGGCGAGATCGTTGGCCTCGGCCTCCAAGGGGGGCTCGCCGGATGTGGCCGGGGTGACTGCGGGAGGTACAGTGCCCACAGCCGGCGAGCTGGTCGGTGCGCTCGGTCCAAGCGGCGCTTGGATCGGCTGCATGTTGAGCGGTTGTAGGTACTCGTCGCCGCCTTGGATCGGGTCGAGGCCTTCACGCGAGCGAATCTCGTTGACGGACAGCCAACCCCAGTTGCGGCCGATGGCGTAGGCGTTGTAGCGCGCCGTCTGATCCGCTCGCAGCAGGTCGTCGATTCGATGCTCGGCGAAGTAGATGCGCCGCTCGATGTTGTTGAGCAGCTTGGCGTAGATTTCCTGCTCGATGCGGATCAGCCAAGGCCGGAGCGTTTCCGTCAGAAAGACAAGGTTTTCCGCTTCCATGCTGGCATACGATTGGCCGGCACCTCGCAGCTTGCCAATCGGCAGATTGAACCATCGAGCCACTTCTTGGAGCTGAAAGGTGCGTGTTTGCAAAAACTGCGCGTCTTCCGGCGGAACGCCAAGAGCGTCCCACTTCATCCCTTCTTCGAGGATGGCGACGCGGTGTGAATTGTTCACGCCTTGATGCAAGCGCTCAAAGTCTTGGCGCAACCGGCCGCGAGCGTCGTCACTCAGTCGCCCTGGATGCGTCAGCACGCCGGAAGGCCTTGCGCCAGCGCCGAAGAATTTGGCGCCAAACCGCTCAGCCGCCATCGTTAGGCCGATGCTTTCGCGCGCCATGCGAATAACGGAATAACCGACAAGGCCGTCGAACCCGAGGCCGCGCAGGTGGAAGATTTCGCTCGGCCGATAGATGTGGTTGCCGGTGCGGGGATGGCGGTACTCGTAGATGAGCTCGCCTTCGTCGGTGCGCCGAGGCGCCATCCAGTCCGGCCGCAGGATCGGCAGCGACAGTATCTCGCCTGTCTCGGGGTGCCGGCAAACCTCGGCGTAGGCGTTGCCGTATGCCAAGGCATGGCCCATGAGCGTTTCGCTCCACAGCATCGCCGGAATCTCGGGATGCGGCATGCAATAGAGCAGTTCGTAGAGCGGATGCTCAGTCGCAAGCTTGCGGCTGCGTCCATCGGCTGAGCGCTCGTAGAGCATGAGCGGGAGCGACCCGACCGTCTCAGAAATGACACGGATCGCCGCCCAAACAGGGGACGATTGGAGTGAGGTCGCCTCGGTAACGACAACGCCGGCGTCGGAGCCATGTCCGCCAAACAGCGTGACAAGCGCCGGATCACGCAACGAGAATGTCGCGCGCTTCTCGATGCCTAAAAGGGATCGGATGTTGTCGATTACTCCCATATTGGGAGCCTAACCGCATGGCGGCACGATCAGCGGTGAACGGCGATCCCCCAGCCACGGTAGACCGCGCCGAGGCGATCGATCTCCGTCCAAGCCTTTTTCCATGTCGCCGTCTTCATGCTGCTCGGACCATCGGCGGGATCCTGAAAACGCACAGCGCCCTCGTAGATTCCAGACACGACGACATAGTGGCCGACACCGTCGCGGCGGATGAGGCAGATCACCGGCCGGCTCGACTCGGTGTGATGCCACAAGTCCGACATGTCCATTTCGCCGGAGATCACACGCAGGCCGAGGCCGCGCAGAGTGCTTTCGATGGCTCTCGGATCGGTGCCATCGATCATGTTCACACCGAGTGGCGCCAGATCGCCAGGAGAGACACGCCGGCGCAGGCGACGCAGCACAACCAGGACGGCGGTGTGTCCGCAGTCATGCTCCGCCGACTGGCGCAGATCTGGCAGGGCGATCACAGCAGCTCAAGCCCCCGCCCCTCGTAGATGGATGTCCCGGCCACTTCCCCGAGTCTAGCGCGAGCGGTGGCCATTACGCTGGCGACGCACAAGTCGATCTTTTCTGTGCTGCGATTCTTGCTCGGCTTGATGTTGCCGGCGGCGTCGCTGTCAACGACGGTATTTCCCATGCACCAGCGGAGCACCGGGTTGCCGTCGTGCTGGATACGCCGCTGCATGATCAGCGCCTGAAAGTCTTTGGCGGCCGGCGACATGCTGGCATAACCTTGGCCAAACGCCACGACATCCAGGCCGTCGGACTGAAGCTGCTGTGCCAGCGCCGCTGCGTTCCAGCGGTCGATTGCGATGTCTCTGATCTGGTAGCGCTTGGAGAGCTCGCCGATCTTGGCGCGGATTCGCTCGTAATCGATCACTTCGCCATCGACGAGATCGATATGTCCCTCGGCCGCCCACTTGTCATAGCGCATCTTGTTGCGGCGCTCGCGCTCCTTGAGGCAGGCCTTCGGCGCCCAGGCATGCGGCATCAGGTAGACGACATCGTCGACGGGAAACGCCAGGACAAGCGCCGACAAGTCCGTCGTCGCCGACAGGTCGAGGCCGGCCCAGCATTGCCGGCCGTCAAGGTTTGGCATCTCGGCCTTGCATGCGTCCCACTTCTCCAGATCGAGCCATGAGGCGAAAGAGTCGGTGAACCTGTTGAGGTGTAGTCGGATGAACGACTGAAGCTCCGCTGGCGACGACCTGCACTCGTTCACCTTGGCGCGGAAGTAGTCGGGATGAACGCTGACGCCATATCCGGGATTCGCCATGCGCCATGTCGTTTCCTGATCCCACGGCGCCGACTCAGGAGCCTCATAAACCACCGGCCACATCGTCTCGTCGATTTCATTGCCGGCCTTGCGCGCCTCCAATACCGCCTTAGCGCGCGTCACAATCTCGTACCACAGGCTTTCCCTGTCATGTCCCGCCGTCGAGATCATGATGATCGCCGGCTGCCTTCTAGCGAGCACCGAGGTCGTTAATGCCTCGTACAGCTCCCGATCAGGCCACACATGGACCTCATCCATAACCACGGCATGAGCGTTCAAGCCGTGCTGTAATTTGCCGTCGGCGGCGATGCAGCGCAGAAACCCACCTTTTTTGTGTACGATTTCACGCTTCAGCACGGTGCACATTGACGCCAGCGTCGGACACGATCGCACCATGCCGGCGGCGGTATCAAACACGATCGCCGCCTGATCCCTGGAGCCGGCGGCGCAGATCACTTCGGGAAACGGCTCACCATCGGCAAACAGGTGGAACAAGCCAAGCATGGCGGCGAGGGTAGATTTGCCGTTTTTGCGCGCGAGTCCGATCGGCATCACTCGGTACTGGCGCAGGCCGTCCGGCCGCAAGGTGCCATAGAACGGCATGACGATGTCACGCCATTGCCACTCGTCAAGCGCAAAGGATCGGTTAGCATGCTCGCCTTTGAGATGACGCAAGTGCTTGGAGAAGGTGCGGACCTTCTCGGCGGCGGCGAGGTTCAGCCGAGGATCTTGAGCAGGTCGCTCGGTCCGTCGTCCCCGAGCTGCGCGCCGGCCTGAGACTCGGCCGGCAGGCGGGTGCTTCCCCGCGTCCTTGGCGCCAGGTACAGCGCCGCCAGTATGTCCCGCAGCCTCGACTCGGTCCGGCTCAGTTCCTGCCACGCGGGATGAAGGCGATCGTCGGCCGCCGTTGGAGGATTTGCCGCCACGATTGCGCGCAACACATCCGCCCGCGCCGCGACTCTCGCCGCCAGCATGACGAGCATCAGGTCGGCTCGTCCGCCCATGCTTACCCATTCCAGCGCCTCGCGTATCCATGCGTAGTGCGCCTGCTCCTCTTTGGTGAGCCCTGTCGGCTTGGCAGGCAACGACCCGCCAGGCTTGAGCCAGCTCGTCCGATCGACCTTCTTGCGCCCGCGCGCCATTTTGGCAGCTCGCTACTTCCTGAATTCCGTTTTAAAAACACACCCTAA